ATGAAAGCATTTTTTATCAAAGTATTGTTCGGATTTGCAGAGAGAATTGAGCAAGTCGATATCAATGATATCTCAAAGTATGAGTGCAAGCTCGAATCCGAAGCTTACACTCAGTGTTCGATGGCGAAATATCACATGGGCAATGTAGATGCCATGCTTCCGCTGTTTACTGGTGCTGCTAAGTGGTCATTGTTCGTCGGGGCTGGTTTTGTGTTTCTTTCATTTTTCGGAGGGCTTGAGTCGAAAACTTTAGAGTTTCGGGAGTGGAAAAAACTTAACAACTCAAATTCGACTAACTCTATGAATAGCAATGAGACAAATGAAAGTGAAAATGAAACCTCGCGACAGATTTCAAATGATAACTAATGACGATTTACACAGCGAGTAGGGAGCCGATACTTTTGGCGGGTCGATTGACCTCGACAGGCTTCAACGAAAGCCACCAAAGCAGAAGCCTAAAAAAGCCGAACCCTTAGCGATGGGGTTCGGCTTTTTTATGTGGCAATGGTGTGCGAAAAATTTGGGCGGAGTGGATATGTACAATAATTCATACTAATGTGGAGCTTCCTAGACATTTCAATCATTGGAGAACCACAAATGAGAGACAAACAACACTACCTCACAAGAAGACAAATTTATAAAGTTGATACGGATTTAGCATTTTCATTAGATGTATTCGGGGATTTCCTAGCAGAACGAGAAGGTTATAAATCACTAGATGGCATGGATGCCGTTTATTTCTATCTTGTCCATAAATTCCATTGGCTTCCTTCGGTAGTTAAAAGTATGACAGTTGATGACCTACGTTTTGTTCTATCAGAAGAAATGCATGGCTGGGTGATGCCTAAGGATGCTGCAGACGTGTGCGCGAACTGAAGATGAATACAAGAGCCCTCTATTTTTGAGGGCTTTTATGCATACAAAAGAACAAACTGTATTGCTGGTAACGCATTGAATATTTATACTTTTTAAAAAAGAATAAGCCGAGTTGGAGCAAAATAAGTGTTAGACGTGAGAGATTTATTAGAGTTTATTGGTGAGGACATCGAGACTTGCCGCCCAGTTTATCAGTTACGCATTCCCAAAGAGCCACGCACATTGCGGAAATTAGAGGTTGCGGGCTATGTGGAGCGAAAGATAAGAACAACCGAAGGTAGAGAGGTAAAAGCGTGGATAACCGCAAACTAGCAATTAGCTTACTGAATGACTTAGGTTTTGAACATAAAATAATTGTGAGTACGATAACCCCACCAATAGGTGACATTTATCATTACTGGGCATCTGCTAAAATTCAAAAAGTTATACCTAGCGAAATTATAGAGCCGAAGACATTTAAAGAGTGTTATGGTCGCACTAAAAAGGAGGCTGAAGATAGGCAGTACGCAAAAATTCTGGAGTGGGCAAAATCTCAAAAAGGCGGTGTATAATCCGCCTAGATTTGCTATTTTCTGCCTCTAAGTTTACTAGGTATCCATTCTGCGGCGTTCATTCTACGGCCGCCACGAAACGGCAACACGTTTTCTTTAGCCGGATAGACCTTGGGATACTCAAAGTGCCCATACATTTCCACAAACTGACGATGTTCGTCACGCCAGAACACAAAGCTTTCCAATTCCTTAGGGCTGAACTCACGACCGGACGGCGTGATAAACACAGCTCGTTTCTCACAGATACGAAACCCAGACCAACGCAAATCATTAGGCAAATAACCAAGCGCCTTAATCAACAATAGTTTTTCCGCCATTGGATTGATAGGAACCGTACCATCAAGCCAACGAGTAATCGTGGGTTTGGATACGTGAAAATATTCAGCGCCTTGCTTGATAGAGGTAAACTCACGCCAAAAGAGTGTGCGGAATGATTCGTGAAACATGACAACGCTCGCATATTGAATAACTGACTAAAATTATTTTTCTTGTTGTTTTGGGCGTTACCGAACGCAACATTATGTGGCGGTCAGGCTTATAGTGGTTTTTCGTTGATTGCACAAAACGAACGTCACGAATAGTACAAGCAACTTGCGTTATGGAAATCGACAAAATAAAAAATTACGGCTTGGTTATCAGACACTTATGAAAGGCTTAATCAAAGAGTTAGCCTTTGTTAACAAACCACCCCTTGGTGCGCATTATGCGACGTTATGTTGAATAATGTTTCATATCAATTACATATACACCCTTTTGATTATCAGGGTATATATGACGAACTTTCGAAAAATGAGCAAGAATTACGTTTTTCGTGAATTTGAGTGTGGTTTAAGCGTAGAAGAAGTAGCAAAACTATGTTTTAAAAGTGTGAGGGTGGTCAAGTTATGGGATTCAGGAAAGCCCATACCACCCGAATGTAAACGACTTATGAGAATGACCAAGGGGAGGGAACTAGCCACCTCAGAAGCTTGGGAAAATTTCAAAATGCATAAAGACACGCTTGAACTACCTACAGGACAACAAGTTACACCTCAAGAGATCCTGACTGGAATAGCTTTACTTGAAATTCAATCACCTAGTGACACAGAAACGCTTACAAGACTCGTTAAATATGCTAGATGTATAGCCGGACTTAAAAGGCAATAAATTTCATATAACAAGCGTCAAGGGCTTAAAAATGAAAAGCATATTTCTAATAGCTGTAAGCATATCCACACCATGCCTAGCAAACTTTGATGGCAGCCATGAAACAAATAGAGGAAATGGTCAGTTTTTCAAAACACACTATACCACTAGTGATAATAATCAGTTTCACATAGGTTGCGGAATTGGCGATGACAAAAAAGGATTCACAATCATTGGATTAAAACATCCTCGTTTATATGCCTTGTATGGAGTCAGTGATATAGAGCTAGCAGTTGATGGTGGTCAGAAAATTAAAATTGAAGGTGGCACTAAGAGGTACGATGATATGTATTATGCGAAAAATCCACCAAAAGAAGTTTTAGAGCAAATTTTCAACGGGAATTCCGTTGAAGTTCTTTTGTTCAATCGTGAAGAAAGAGTTACCTTCTCATTAAACGGCAGTAAAGCGATTTACAATAGCCTATGGGAACGCTGTATGTTACCCACTCACGAATAGATACATTTAAGCCCCAATAGGGGCTTTTTGTTTTAAGGAAAGAAGAAAATCAGTAGGTTTGGAGTGAAGACTTTCACCCCGTATTACTATACGGGGATGACGCGGCACGTCCGCAATCCTCCTCCTCAGTTTTCGTCGTCGTCATTTGTCCTTAGCCACTACAAAAGAATCAATCTCGACTCTCGATTGATTTGGCGCACTATGAGATAGGTGTGAGAGAAACGACGATTGGGAGTACCCTAGTCGTTTAGAATGGCTTAGCAGGAAAGGAGGGCGGCAGAAACCAAGTGAATTTGGGTTTCTAACCGCGCCGATTAAGTGGGGAAGCTATCTTTAGTTTAGTGGGCGGCTTGGTGCCCCGTCGTCGCTCCGCAACTCCTTATCCCTGCGGGGCTGATTTCGAGGAGACAAATACCAACCGAGAAAAATCCCCAAAGAGAATATCCAAAGCAAGTCTAAAAACTCCAGAGAAGCGGAAACCCAAAACAGCAACTCAGCGCCCTTTAGATTCACTGTAGACCAACTGATGAACCCAGTAATACCAATCAGAGAAGTCATAGCCACTACGAAGAATCCAGCGCTTATCCCTTGCAACTTGTCTATAAAAGTCATACATCAAAACCTCACATCAAAAACGAATTTTCACTCATAGCTTTGCTACGCATTGAACCAATGCTAGCGACATCCGTCTCAACCGCCTCACGCTCCCGAGGCTCAATAGGATTGGATGGCTCGCACGTAATAAGACTCTTAAGCTCACCTTGCTTTAGAACCATTAAACACTCATCAAGTAACTCAAATTGAACATCAACCGCATCAAGATAGCGCTTGTTTAGAGAATACAAACCATCATTGGTGTAAGCGTTAATGATCACATCAAAGTGCGCCGTTCTCAGATTAAGGCCATTCTTCTCCTTGATGTTGGTGTGCTTATGAAATCCCGATAAGTACGCGTTTTGCAAACCCTCAAAGTAAAGAACTTGAGTTACAGGAACAAAAGGAGAGCTAGCTTGCTGAGTATTCGGATTAGAATCCCCACCGCTAGATAAAACAGAACCGCCTTGAGTAGACGGCGTAGACCATCCAACCGGAACAGATTCCACAGTTTGGCTATTAACACCCGTCGCAGGTTCATTTGTTGAAACCTGACTTTCATCTTGAGTAAATAAATCCATAACGCCATAAATAAAGTACACCGGACAAGCAATCATTAAGAAAAGAGCGAGAAAGAATTTCGGGGAGCGAAACAGTGTATTCAAGCCCCCTGATTTGGTAGCGGCACCCGTACCCGTCGATTTGTAGAGAAGATGAGCCTCAATAGGAATTTTTTGAGGAAACAGGTTGGCATCTTTCTTATGTGGAATAACAGGCTTAGACACGGTGGTAGGGTGTTTGTATATCCAAGGTTTGCGCTTAGCAAAAAAGAAACCATCCCTATTTTTGTGGAAGAATGCTTGCTCCGCACACGCCTTAATTGAACTATCTATTTGCTGCCAGTCAGGCGAGAGCAACTCGATATCCCAATTGTATTTTCTATGGCGCATAAAGCCCTCGTTATAAGTTAACGGGTAGATTATGCGACCGTTGGTGTCATACTCAGCAACACCCAAATCGTCAATCTCGCAAGATTGGAGGGTACTTAAATCAACAGGAACATGGCGAGAATCAAAGAACTCTTTATAACCCTTGGGTAGATGAGGAAGAAACTCCTCAAGAGGGCGATATTTGATTTTGCGACCATCAAAACCAATATTCTTGGAGAAAATATCCTGACACTCATCAATAACAATAAGCGCATTGAGAGGACACCAACAAAAGAAATGCTGCCAGAGTTCAATGCCAATCTCAGAACGAGAGAAGATACGAATCAACTTAGCAGACGATGGAAACTTGATGTTTAATCGCTCCTCAATTTCTTCTAATGGCTGCATACCCTCAAAGTTAGTCACCACAACGCGACCAGCCTTAAGAGCAGGAAGAATCACAAACCAAGCTGTATACGCTGATTTGTAAGAACCATTACCGCCAGTACGAATACTAATAGCCATGAATTACCTCGACATACGCATAACGAGTGCAGTGGTAGCACAGTTAACATAAATGGCCATACCCTCAGGAACCTTGAATAACACCCCCCAATATCTAAGTTCAGAAGGTAGGAGGTTAAAGAGCTGACTAAAGAGTGCGCTAAAGCCGATTTCATCGAGTAGTGAAGTGGCAACAAGATAAGAGACCTTAAGGAACTCAATAGCGACCATTAATTTCATCTTTATCCACCATGTTTGGAGCCACACCATTATCTGGTCAAAAAAGTTACCCATATTGGTCAGGTAGTTGTAAATGGTGTCACCAAAGTTAGCCATTAACTGAAAGAAGTCTGTCATTACAAAGCCCCCACAAGTGCGCGTATGCCCAACATACCAAAGATAAACAAGACCACGGCGGATATGATTCCGGCGTTATCCTGTAACGCTAGCATGACTTGGTTTTTTTGATTGATAGCGTTGCCATGCCAGTTAAGCCCCAGATTGTGAGGGTTAAAATCACCACTATTCACGCCATCGTTAAAGTTAAAGTAAGACTTGAAGTCATTAAGAATCTGTTTGTACTCGCCCTTTAATGCTTCGACCTCAGAAAGCAAATTAGCGTACTGAGCACCATCATAGAGAAGAACGGGAGCCTCACCTTGACCTTGAGTTACATCGGTATTACCAAGCTCATTAAGTGCATCGACAACATCACCAAAGCCTTTTTGATTGGTCGACTGCAAATCACCAAGTTCGTTAGATAGTTGACCAAAACCATTGTTTAAAAGATTGTTCGCAGAAGTAAGCAGCCCATTCGTTTTATTACCAATATCAGACAACATGTCCGATTGTCCTTGTATTGCATTCGCAACGTGATTGGCATTATCAACAACCGTATCGGTATTCAAATCAACAGAAGCCTTGAGAGCATCAAGAGCCGATTTAGTTTCAGCTTGGTTTTTGTTCATGTCGTTATTGATGCCAGTTAATTGAGAGTTCACATCCTTATTCATCGCCTTAATAGCCGCTAGAGTGTCACTAGTATTATCAACATCCGGTTCAGGTTTATCAGGGTCAGTACCACCAGAACCACCACCGTCTGGCTTGTCAGGGTCGCCTAAATCACCACCCGATGGAGGGTCAATATCTGTATCACCAGAACATGCAGGCCAATTGGGAGAGAAGATAGTACAAGACTCAGGTGGAGGGACGTCACACCAATTGTTATCTGGCGTACAACACATCCCGTATTCTGGATTCCAATCAGGATGATTTTCATCACATTTGTTTTCGTCATCCAAACATGCAGGCCAAGACGGAGAACCTGGCTCGCAACCCTCGGGTGGAGGAGGCGCTATATCACAAGACATTCGAAAATCAGGCGGGTCAACTTGGTCATTACAAACAATTGTTGGAGAGCCACCATCAGCAAAACACTGAGTCTCATAATCCCTCATTTGTTGCTGAGTTGATTCTTGAGAGCAAAAAGGGGGAGGCGGTGGATTCTCACACTTGCCCGTATCTGGATTAATCACTTGACCATCAGGGCATTTATTAGAGTAAGGTACGACATACAAAGAACCCGACCCAATCGAACCATTAGAATTATAATATTCGACCCTAACAGAAAGCCCACCAACAAGAAGGCTCTTACATTTAAGACCGTTACCATATCGACCCGATAAATCAGCACTATAGCCAATCTCGACAACGTCACCGACCTTATAACCGGAACACTCATTGACGGTGGCAGTACCAAGCTGACTAATCATAACCAAATCAGCAAAAGCACTAAACGAAACACTCAGCAAAATAACCAGTGACGCAATGCTTTGTTTAATACTCATTTGTATTCCTTCTAAAAAATAACGCCCCACTAGGAGGCGTTGATACCAGACTTAAAACCCCCAACGAATCCACCGAACATCGAGAGAGCGAAAAGTAGGGTGAGTATGGCGGTTAACGTCTCTTGCATAGCGATTACGAACGCATTGAGCCAACCATCATACGAAGACCGAAGCCGATAGCCGCAAGACCAATCAGACCAACCACAACTAATGTGTAGTTAGCTTGACCCTCACTAACAGCGGTATTGATAGCGGCTGAGTGGTCAGCAGCGAAAGTAGAGCCAGACGCTACCGCAGTAGCCAAAAGAACAGATAGTTTTTTCATAGGAATATCTCCAAAAGGTTTTACAGGATTAGGCTTTACCAAGCCCTTTAACGATTCGTCCGAGCACGTGACCGGACACAAAAGAGAGCAGCAAATAACCTGTTATCTCAGCGTAAAATGCTGCATCAATATCAAACTCCAAGTTTGCGCGAGTCGCCATCAACTGATAGTCGTCATTACTCACCACTACGAACGTGCAATTGACTAACGGCTCGTAGGGGAAAGCTTTAATCGTTCCATCAGTGAGGATTTCCGCACAGACTGAGAGAGTCATAATTCGTCTTCTAACTCCGCAATTTTGAAATCAGTAACTAGGTTGCGCTGAGGGTTCTCAGGGTCAGGTTCGAGAGTCAGGACACACTTAACAGGGAACTGATTTTGAATTTTGTCGAACTCAGATAACAAAGCAGGGTTAGCCGACATAGGCATTTGACGTTGAGCCAAACCGTAGGCTTTACATTGACCCTTTGCTGACTTCCAACCCTGATTTGGTGTCAAGATATTAAGTTGAGCAAAGTTATATGGTGTGTCGTCCTTTTTGGACAACCCAACAGAATGCTCACAGCCAGCTACAACAACAGTAATCGTGTTACTCATTTCATTTACTCCAGATTGATTGCGTTTAAAGCCCGACCGACTGGAAAGTTAATCCGGTCGGGGATATCCGTAATATCCAAGCCGTCAGTGAGACGCTTGATAATTTTTTCATGCGAATTTTTTTCATCGGCATAAAGCTGAGACATTAAGTTAATCAACTTGCCGTACTGAGTTTTTGCATGTTTGATTGCGTTTTCTAACGTTGTTTGGAACTGAACTTTCACCGTCGGAATAGCCACAGGAACAACGCTAGGAATTAAAGTAGATAGAGCAGGGTATGCACCCGAAAAGTATTGGTCACTGTTAGTAAGAACATCCAAAGGAATAACACGGTAACGGTTACCAATCTGAACTTCGAAACGATTCCAGTTTGGGAAGTCCTTACACTTAAGTTGTGCGCCCTTATGGTAAGCGCGGAATATCTTCCCGTTCTCACGAGCACCTACATAGAACGTATGACCAGCATCAGGAACTAAACCGCATTTTTTACGGTCTTCTTTACTCATACCGCGACCACCCCAAAACTCACCCCAAGATGGAGGCGTGCCACGTGTAATAAACTCACCGTTGCAGTAACGCTCTTTAATCTCATCAATCGTCACATTGCCTTGCATATCATCAAGAGCAATATCCACACGAGTTAATTTAGTGTGAGGCATCTGTTTAAGAGAGTATTGAAGCTTAGCCATATCAACGGCCTCGCAACCCTTACCAGAAAACGATACATAAAAGCCAAAGTTAGCCGCACCCCAAGCGACTAAACCAGCTTGAGTACCATTGCAAAGCAACTTAGCTGAATGACGATAACCAGAAAATCCGCCGCCTTTACGTTGGATTTCCCAATGATTACCCTCATAGCTGATTTCGTTTTGAAGTACCTCAAGAAACGATTCCACCTCGCCATGACAAAGAACATCCAACATGTCGATACCGATGTTAGAAATCAGATTGTCGTAACACTCTTTGAACGTCTTATCCGTCGCAATGTGTAAATCCGCGTCTTTCAATTCCTTATCAGCCGCAGCAAAGTACAAATCACTATTAGCGAAGTCGCTACGTTCGTCACAGCCCAGAACGTTAGCCAAGTTTTCCATGAAGTAGGCGATTTGGGTTTTCTCACGATGAGCAATAGCCACAACGTTTTGTGATTGGAACTCGTTAATCTGAGAGATAGCGAAACGCTGCTTAGCCATATCTTTGCAACGCTCAAGTAACTCAGGAGAGCCTGAAAAACTAACGAAGTCGATAATGGTTTTATTCATCGCAGTAATCCGCATCAAAAGCGCCAGACTCACGAAGTTCGCGCTCATTTTCATCCGTGACTTGAATCAATTCTCGACACTCACCACACGCAAACATGTACATTTCTTGTTTGGTTTTGAAGTACTCAGGTTGACCATCAATAGAACACCAAAAGCCGTCTGAGTGATGCTCGAAGTAAACTGGACGTTTTTGAGGTCTATTGATTTCGAAAGTCATTATTTTTCTCCCAAGCGCTCAATAAGACGTTCTTTGTTATCGGTAAGCGAGTTGTATGCCTTTGCAATATCGTTGTACTCATCAACACTAACTTTTCCGTCAGAGAGAGAAGACTTGAGCATTGACTGGGTTAAAGGGAAATCAAAAGAAGAAGCGAGCTCACCGTATTGATGATCATTAATTTCAAGTGAGCCCTCATAAGAGGCAAAGCCAAAAAAAATAGCGAATCCTAAAGCAGCAATAACAAGAGTTCCAAATAGCTCATCAAACATAACAACCACCTTGACTAGTTGAGAAAGTGACCGCCAGAGCCAAGACGTAAGCGTCAAGGGCAAACGCCCAAAACTAAGGCGGTCTAATACATGAATTTGTGTATAGTAAATACACATATCTGCGAATTGTAAATACACGTTTTTGCGGACAGATGAGCTAGAATGAAGTCATAAACCCAATAGTGAGGATTGGAAAATGTACATAAACCAATTGCTAGACGCATATAAATCAGCGAAGAATTATGTGCAGGACAAGCAAATCGCTCATGATTTAGGGATAAGCGTGCAAAAGCTATCAGGTATAAGAAAAGGCGAACGCTATCTAACTGAAAATGAAGCGCTTTTTCTTGCTAAAGAAATTGGAGCAGATACAGAATCCGTTTTGGTGTACTTAGCTGCTGATAAAGCCAAAACGTACGAAGCTCAACAAGCTTGGGCGAAGATTGCAAAAAAGTTTAACGGGCTAGGATTATCAAGTATTTCAATGGTTTGTGGCATGTTTGCGTTGTGGCTTGGCGACCTTAAAGTAGCTATAGCTAAGTGCGCATTATGTATATTATGTTAA